AAGCCGATGAGCTGATATTTGTCGAGGTCGCCAACGCACCGGCTGCGCCACCGATTGCCCAGAGTTCACCGCTTCCTGGTTTTCCATATTCACAGGCGGACCAAAGAGTACCAGAGACACCGCCCGCTACAGCTCCCCAATTGCCTAATGACGAGCTATAAGCGACTTGACCGGTAGCGGAATTAGAAACGGCACATCTCTCCGGCACCACGTCGTTGCCCCATGATCCGCATATATCAACACGAGTAGCGGCGGCAGTCCACGTAAGAGATGCGTTCGGCGTGTCCGCCTCATCGTCCCACAAAACACCGCCGCCGCCCGGGGTTGGCGTTGCTTTCCCGCTGTGCATGCATGTAGCCGTTTCGCCATCATTATCTATAATCGTGTGATCTCTAACCCCATCTTTGTCGACGCGAATGCAACCGGCCATAACGTTCGCGAGATCGAATGTTGATACCCCGGTTGTGTCGGCTTCGTTGAGGTTGAGATAACTCAGCGCAAAGCCATGGAGCAAATTGAGCAACCAGCGCGTTCTGTTAGCGAGTAGCTGGAAAGGTGTTTCGACACTGGCAGCGGTCGCGGGGTCCGTCCCGACGGGAACCGCTATCGTAGCCCACTCATATAAATCTGTTAGGTTTTTTGGCATTTAAAAGTCCTCTACAACGGCTTCGGTTTCCCAATACCAGGTGTCATTCCAATCTGGCACCGGTTGCGGATAGTCCCATAATCTCGTCTCGTCCAGTATTATGACGAGGTGCCCTATCGTATGAGCGGCAAGCCAATCATGTACTATCGCAGCAAACTGTTCGACAACGGCGTCGCTAATCACGGTATTAGGATAGTAAATGAATACCCATACTTGCGACCAGTTACCGGTTTCGTCCGTTCCCCACGTGATAGAATCCCGGGTTATATCCTGGTTTGCATCTATCGTGTGACGGAGTCCATTATAAGAGATAACCTCAAAAGGCGGAACATTTGCGCCAAGTAAATATGCAAACATTTGTTCTAAGAGCGCATATGCATTGCCTCGAGTGCTATGATCGAGCCACCACCTTTGGAGTCTAGCAGCAAAAACAGGGGCTGATTCTTTCGGACCGCGCCGCAACCGTCGTTCTCTCCCGATCTTGTCAACGCCTTCATCCGTGTACAAACCAGGAAACCGGAGCTTTACTCCCGCAACCGTACGATCCCGGTGATCGTCTATAACGTCCGCGATCCCTCCAATGACTTTCAAACCCTCGGTCCTCATAAGCCACGGCGGAAGTATCGCCTTGAACATATTCAGGAAACTATAGCTCACAGGTCGCCTCCTGAAACGAGATTCACCGTCGCTGTTACAGCGCCAATGACGGGGATATCATCTATGCTGAGAGTTACGTCGCTCGCGGGTAGAGTCAGGTCTACTCGAAAGATCTCAGGTCTAACGGCATCGATAGCCGATATAATATCTTCAATATAAACTCTTCGATCAGTGCCTATCAAATGACCGCCTATCGGAACATTTGAGAATAGATCGATGATAGCAGCTTCGACCAAGTCCTCGACTTCTGACGTGGTCAATCCAGCGCTGCTATACATCCATAGCTCATACGTGATCGCCACCATGGTCGAGCCCACGGTGTCAACAACCGCTTCGATCCCCAATGGCTCCGCTTGCTCGTAGATTGCTTCGGCAATAGCTCCGAGATCGGTGGCTGGGTTTGCCGCCGTCCCTGATATCTTACCCGTGGCGCTGGCAACCCATACGTTGACCGTACCATCGCCAACCGCTTGCGTTGCTACACGGGTCACTCCAATCGCGTCACCATTTGCAGCAGTGGCATTCCTCGCAACATATCTGTAAGCATCGGAGGGACCATTGGGCGAAAGAGCCCCTGTTCGTTCGAGGCACCGCGTTCTGAGTGCCGAATCAGTTTCCTCGTCCGCGCCAACCACCGCCGCCGCGTTTGTCACTGTAACGCCGCTCAGTGTTGTTACAAGCGTGTCAATATCTCCCGCCGGCGAAGTGCTGTCTGATCCCGCTTCAATTGCTTTCACAGCGACGTCTATTTCGTCGTTCGCGCCGCCCGCCGCGTCAAGAGCCCATGACTCTGTTGACCTGTAAGCCGCTCCCGTCGTTGAATTCTGGACGATAAGATCGCCCGCGCCGCCCGAGTAAGGCGTCGCGCTCGCGTTTGTGAGAGTCACTGTGCCCGTCGCAAAAGTTGCCGTCGTTCGTGTGACTCCAAAAACATACTGCGCAACGAGCGTCAACCATGACTCGGTGGCCAATTCGAGAAATCCCGAACTGGCAACGAGCGCCGACAATTGAGAAAATGCAGCCAGAACGATCGAAACACCGGCGATGATCGTGCGTACTACTGCGCCGGGTTTCCACGACGTCGTTTTCGCACCGCGTGCCTCTATTGCATCATAGATCGCGGTCTCGACTTCATCGGCGGTCAACGGTGTCGTCAATTCTGATAATGTGTAACTCATCTCGTGATCTCCTGGATTATGACACCGGTGTCTGTCACTGATAAAATCATAGCGAAATCGCCTACCAATGGATCAAATGGGACGATCCTAATATTCACGGTCAGCGTTCTGAAATCAGAACTAACCTCGACTGATGCCCTCAATTCATCAATCCGATCGTCTTCGATCAATTCTGAGATTATTTGCCCCTCTAGCTCGAATAATTCCTTTTGCGTGGTAGGCCGATTGCAGTAATCGGTTATAGAGATGCCCCATTCATCAACATCAGGCAGTCCGTTAGGTGTATCTATTCGGCGTACACAATGTTCGGCTATTATCAGCGCTGTATCGGAGATTTCAACCCATTGTGGATCAATATCTGTTGCGCAGGATATATCCGATCCATAACCGAGCGAAGCGCTAGGAATAGACGAAGTAACCTCCAAATCAGCGATCATCGCCGCGAGGGCGGTTTCCACCGTGCTATTCATTCCGCTTTTACCTTATCCGCCGCGGTTGACCCCGGCCAACTTGCCAAAGCTGCTAATATGTCACTTTTGAATTTTGCGCCGCCATCATTGGCCGCAACGCTCGCGCCACTTATCGCCGATTTCAGCGCCGTCAATTCGTCTTCGACGAGATTATGAAGTGCTACTTCATTCGCGGCGTCTTTCCCCAGTTTTATTCCATCGGCGTCTATAACCGACTCAGTAGGCGTCCAATTGGCTTGATCCCGCCCAGAAAACGCGACAACACGCGGTAGCGTTCTATTGCCCTCTATAAACTCGACAAGGATCTCAAGTCCACTAGGTAGGTCTACGCCATAACCCGCTATGCCCGGTGAAATCTCTACTCCAACGAGATCAGGCAACCCGCTACTCGATAGCACTGGACGAGCGTCAACCCGCTCGCCGTTCATTTGGTTGACTCTATAGCGCCAAGATCCAAATAATTTCGAGTCGGCATAGCGATGATAGGCCGTATAAGCTTGACTGTCTGCTAACCCATACTTTCCCGCGCCGGTCCATACTTGCATCCTTAGCCCTTGCGCGCTCGCTGTTAGTACTAATTCTCTCACAGGTTGATCTTCGTCAAGGCCTTCGTCAAGCAATGAGCCTACCACCACGCCCCCCGGGGTTTGTATTTCAAGGGTTGCTAGTCTGTTCAGCGGATCATAGTCAAGCACTCGATAATCTTCTGGGTCCGCTTCGATTTCTGGACGCTCAGAAGATACATGAGTAATTCCATCGTAATCTACCCACCAAATAACGTCGCCAATAATGTCTTCGAGTATTCTTCTGGCGATCCCGCTTTGACGCACGTAGTGGATACCTATTCGGTCCTCGGTGGGCTCGAAAGTCCCAATGGTTTCGCCTATTGCTCGCACGATATCGTCCGCTACGAGGCGCGCTTGTACGCCTGTATCGCTACGATAGTGAAGGGCGGGAACTTCCGAACCCCAAGAGGCGGCGCCTCCGAAAACGAGACATTTTTTATGCGCTACGTGACTTCCATCGCGACCGGGTACTATTGCGCCGGTTAGTCGAAGATCGTCGATCAGAATTTCGATAGAGCTCTCTATTGTGGGCGCGTCGACGAATTCCAATTCTGCCCACCATGCGCCGCGATAAGGCACTCGCAAGCGAACCGACACAAGCGCGAATTCATTGGCGCTAACTATCGTCATTGATTGCCCTCGCTCGCTAGCCCGTTCAATTCGTTCGTGAGCGCCGCGATTTGTCTGTCTTGGGCGCTTTGTCCCGACTCGCGACTCGTCCCGCCAGACGTCGATAAAACACGCACGGGGCGCTGATATTGGATCAGTTTGATCTCGATATTCCAGACGCCGCGATCGTCTTCAACCGGTGCGGTCATATCTTCGACGACAACACGGGTTATTCGATATTCTTCGAGTATTGGATTTCTGATTGTCAACGGCGGCGCTTGCGTGCGCATCAATCGGTGCAAGCTTGGGATGCTCGTAATGGCTTGCAATTGGCTTCTATCGGGCGGCGGTGGTCGGCGGACTAGCGGGGCGAATTGAGTCCAGTCTTTCCAATGTTCCTCGGTGTATAACGCAACCAACAGTTTGAACCGAGAAAGTTTTTGTCCTTTGTATCGAAGACGGGCGCCCATCATACCAAACGATCGGCGTTCTTCCCATTCACGGGGCGCACTCAGTCCAGAGATTACCACTATTCCAGGGACGAGTTGATCGCTGATATAAACGGAATCATTTGGTTGCGATAGCGGATCAAACGTCATTGCGGTGCCTCTGTCGCAAGGTCATTTTCGAAGAAGTCCTGAAGAACATTTCTAATTCTGGTCGCAGTGTCTTCGCCGCCCGCACCGGCCCCAACATGAATATGAATATCGCCGGTTTGTACCGCCCTCGAGGCACCGCCGCGAACATTTGTGATATTCGACGCCGCCGTTGATACCATGCGACTCGCCGAGCTACTCGCCGCCGGCGCGCCGCGGTCAATTCCCTGCGAAACACCTTGCGGAATAGCTAACCCGAATTGAGCGAAAACTCTTGACGGCGACCGAATCCCAAGAGTATCGCGAAAAGCTTTTGTCGTCTGGCGAGCAACGTTAGCGATCGCCGCACGCAAACGAACGACGCCCGTCCCTAGCCCCTCAATTATTCCATTGATCAGATCTGCACCGAATTGGACGGCTTCTGTTTTCATTTGCTGCATAGTCTTGATCGCCACAATTATTTGATCTGCATATTTTCGCCCCGCTTGCGCCCCTTTATACATTGCTATGGCGATCAAAACCAATGGTGTTACCGCTCCAATTAGCAGGAAAATAAACACACCTATAATCGCCACCAAACCAACGGCGGCTATACCGATCGTGATGAGTGCAATATGAAAGATCTCCATTGATTGCTTGGATTTCAGGATCTTCCCGATGATACCTTCGCCCAATGCCCGGGTGATATAGTTTCGCAATCTCACAAAAGCAATTGCCGCTTTGAGAGCAAGGATAACAAGCTCTTTTGCAAACCATTCGATTGCGTTTGTCGCGGTGCCTAGCTCGCGGATGAACGGACCTAATAACGCGGTCATAATGGCGCGCAAAGCACGTCCAGAATCGCTATTCCTAGAGAAAAGTTGTGATAGTCGATATAGCATTGAAAGCAACGGTTCGATATTTACGCCCGAAAAAATAGCTTGAAAGCTTTCTTTCAATTTTACAGAAATCATTGATAGTGACATCATTTGACGGGCGGCGACGCCGCCAAGTTCTTTGCGAACCCGGGCGGCGAGATTTGCCATTGCGCCTTCACTGTGGCCCGCCATGCGGACTAGCATCATCATTCGCTGGCGACCGCGATCACCTTGGACGGCTTGCGCTAAGCTCAAAGCTTCGAGCGCACTTTCCGCGGCGCGACCCCGAATGCCGAGTCGATGAAGTTCGGAACCATAACCGGCTATGTCAGACCGAGCGAGGGGCACTGTTTCAGAAACTCGATTGATTGATTCAGACATTTGAGCGGCGTCTTTACCAGTTAAACGCATCCACCGCCGCAAAGTCCCGAGCCCCTCGAGTCGCAATCGTTCCGATCGCATAGCGTCAGCTTGCGCGGCGGCATATTTTAGAATCGCCGCCGTGGCTTTCAACGTCGCCACGGTTACGGCGGCAAGTACCGCGACCAATACAGTCAAAATCGCGACAACCGATAAAACAGCCGTGGCAAAAACGCCCACCGTCGCCGATAGTCCGATGATCTTTGTGTGTAATCCAGCTATTCCGCCGGTGGTTTTGGCGAGCGGGTTCGGTAGCGTGCCCATTGCCTGCGCGAAATCATCTAGCCCTTTTGGTGTTTCCAGTTCGGGTTTGATTTTGTCCTTTTTTACTTTTTTACCAATTTTCGAGAAATCGCCACCGAGATTAACAAACGCCGCCCGGGCTTTACCTATGCTATTTTGTGTCGAGTCGATTTCGGCGTTCAATTTTCTGTATGCGTCGATATCAACAGACCCGGCGGCTTGCATCTGGCGCATAGCTTTTTTCATTTGGGCAAGCGCTTTTGTGTCGCTATCGATCTGAGATTGTAGGCTTTGGAGCGCATTTTCAGCCGATTCACTCGAAGAACTGATCCCGTCTTCGAGTTCAAGCGCGAATTTTGCTGTTTCCGTTGCCATTTTCTCTAACCCTTCAATGCTTTTGCTATCATCTTCCTAATTCGAGTCAATTCGAGCAATCCGCTTGCTAATTCCATCGCCCCGGCGATTTCATAGGCGTTTTGATCTTCGTCTTCACTGCCCGTGTTTCCCAACGCCGCAAGGATCAATTCGCCCATAAAACGCACGTCAAAACTTTCGCCGTCTGGCCTAGCCCGCTTGCGCAGGCTTGTTATTTTCCCTCGGTGTCTTCAACCTCACCATTGCCTAATTCGATCACGTTATTACCAAGTCGGATACTTACACCGGGATATTCTTCGATTATTTCTTCGGCTTTTGCCGCGTCAGGATAAACGATACAAGGACGAACGAGTCGCCAAATATCCATTTCTTTCATACCTTTGTCGCCCGAAACCTTGCGCATAAATTTCTGAAAAGCTAAGTGGTGCGGTTTCTTTACGACGATCGCCCCTAGCGGTGTATTGATAACACGAATAGATCCATGCTCGTCTTCGGCGGCTTGAATATGAGGCAAGTCGCGGGCTTTATTTTCTTCAAACCGAACTTTGCGCTCTAGTTCGCGTAGTTGTTCCCGCTCGCTCGCAACGGTTTCAAATTCCGCTGTTTTTGCCTTGGCTTGCCTCATCCGTTCCAAAAGTGCTTCTTTTTGATCTTCCGACATAGATTAAAACTCCGAATAAAGCGTCTTTCCATTGCGCCGAATGCCAAAAGTTGAGAACTTTATTTCGACGGTGAGAACGTCGCCGCCCTCTTCATCGGATGAACCGTCTTCAACAAGTCGGCAATCTTCGAATTCAACCGTGATCGGGCTATCATCCAATTCCAAATATTGCAACACGATCGGAACCAAAACCGTCCCATAACTCAGCCCACCACCACGCGCCGCGAGCTGATCCCTTATAGCCTGCGCCGTGCTGGTTTGAACCTTCATCGTGACCTGTTCGGCGGAATATTTGCCTCTACTTTGCGAGCGCGGTTTCTGGCTTTTGCCCATACCATAACCGAACGCGGTTTCGAGTTTATCCGAATAAGATATGCTCATAATCCCGGAGTATCGTTCGCCGGCTATTTTCAGCTTGGTAGATCCCCAACTATGCGCGATCCCGTTGATCCTGATTTCGTCTGCCATTTTTTATAATCCTCTTTTGGTTGAAAAGATAGCACTCATTAGCGCCACACGACTACACCTTGCCCACGAACGTCCTTGCTATAGAGTGCTATCTTTTCAGTTTATGACCTCACCAAACCGCTACACGCCCCTTGCCTGAAGGGCGGGATTTTCAAAACCGATCTCAGCCGTGATATATTCAGGGTAGGCGAGCGGAATGATCCGAACCGTGCAATTGAGCGTCGACGTCGACAAAAGGTTATCGGTTCGACTAAGTACAAAACTCCAACCAGATGCTTTTGGTTTCGCGCCCAACGCGCCGCGCAACGAAGCATTTGCCCCCGCCTCGATTTCGAGGGCTTCTTCTTCCAAAATAAACCCGGTTGTCGAGTCGACTAAAATTTCTTCATTGATCCGCTCGGTCAAATATTCCCTTACAATTGTTTTTGCAAGGTTCATAACGCGGCGGTGCGGTATGAGCTGATAATCGCTCGTTGCCAGCGAGAAAATGCGCGGTCTATTGATATAAACCCCCGGGCGTCCCTCCCAACTTCGCAAGACAAGAAATCTCGCGTCGTCCAAACCGGGATTAACAGACTCGTCATGATCGTCTGGATTGCCATTTGTATCGGTGATGATCACGCCGTCCATTCGGCCAACTTTTACATTGGCCAGATTGACTTCCTGCGATGCAACGGCATGCGCCGGCGCGACCCAATGACTTATCGGTCGGCGATATTGGCGACCCGAGACACCGCTGATCATCTTTGCTTCGCCAGCACATAGCGCGCCGTACGTCGTCGCGATAGACGAGAAAATGGTATTAATCGCGGTCAAATATGCCGCTTCTGTTTCGGCGGCGGTTGGCGTACCATCAGCTTGTGTAGGTACTCTTGTATGACCGATCCATAGACGATCTTTTCCGTATGCGGGCATAGCGGCGACGGCTGTATCGACGGCTGATTCGAGCGTCGCGTCAAGCGCGCCAACGATTTCGACGATACTCCATAATTGAGCGCAATTTCTCAAGGCGGTCAAAGCCGCCGTGATCTCGGTCGAATTGAACATTGGACCGATCGCGCGGCTTGTGATTACATCGCCCGCAACGAGTGTTTCGGTGTCTGCACCGAGTGCAATCGATACGGGCGTGCCCGCCGTCATACCAGTCCCTGTGAATTCGACTTCCAAAGCGGAATCAGCAAGCGCGGTTTCGGCGGACTGAGTGCGACCGCCGTCAACTGACCATTTGTATGTGATCCCCGATAAACCGCCCGCGTCCAATGTACCGCCCGTGATTATCTCGACATGAAATTCATAATCATCATTGGGTTCATCGCTGCCCGACTCGTCTGGCGTCGCTGTACCCGAACCCGTCAATAAAGCCGTCGACAGTTCGCCCGCCGTGGTGTGTGCTGTCATTACGCATAGCACTGGACGGCCAAATTTAGTAATGGCATATGCCGCCGCCTCGACGAGCGGCCCCGCTCCAAATGCGGTTTGGACGTCTGAAACGCGGGCATATGCCGCCGGCGTATCAACGGCGACGGTGCCACCGGTCGCCGGTCCCACTATAGCTAGAAGCGCACCTTCCGAAGGCGGAAGTATTCCTAACGCTCCGTCCAATTCCGTAATAGTTACTGCTGGTTGTGTCATTTTTTGTGGCTCCTAAAGAGGCGGCACGATGATTTCTGTGTCGCTTGTATTTTCTGTTTCATCGTCGCGGTCGGCGTCAAATTGTGGATCAACCGCCGCGTCAACACTATCGAGCGCTGTATAGGCGCTATCGGGGATCATCAATTCTACGGTACAAACTGCCCGAAGGGTCGCACCATGCCGTCGGACTGTCTGATCGACTAGCCAAGCCATGGATTTTATTTTCACAAGTTGTCTATCATTGCCATCAATTGGTTTGAGATAAACAGCGCGCCGCCATGCCATGAATAGCTGCATAGTGGCTTTGTATTGAGCTTGCTCATTTTCTGGCGACGTAAGATTTCTTCCTTCGATGTAAACTGTGAAGATTTCTTCGAGCGTATCAATCGGCCTTGGATTCCTACCCGGCCTTTTGGCACCTATCAGCGATCCCGCCGCCCCGGAGGGATCGCCCGGTTCCCAACATATTCGGTTTTGTTGCGCGCCCCTATGGCGACGTTGCGACCAGCCAAAAACGTTCGACACATCCAAAGAATCAGCTGTAAACCGAGCAACGACGTCATTGTAAAGCTTTTCAAGTGCGAGTGTTTCCGCCATTATTATTGACCCATAATCATGCGAAATCGCCGGTTAGCTGTTTCAATAATAATTTTTTCTATTCGATCGGTGATCTTCTTTGGGATGATTTGCCTTACTTTACCGCCCTTGACCGTGCCATAGTTGTGGCGTGCCTCTATTCCGCTCAAAACGGCCAAAACTTTCGACCCTATCGACGCAACGCCTAACGATGAACCGGCGTTTTGGAGAGCTTTTGCGCCGCTTATCGTTGGTTTCCACGGGATACCATCTGGCGATCTTTGCGCCGCGATGTTTTGCTCCAATTCTTTTCGCAGTTCTGGCGCAATATCGGCGGCAATAACCTCGGTTGACTGTCCTAATTCTCGCAATCGTGTGAGCATATCTTGTAATACTGTGTATCCATCTGACATGATCACAGATCTCCCGATCCCCAACCGTCAATATCTTCGTCCCGCGCGTAATACTCCTGTACATCCATCCCGACATAGGGCGACGCTTCAGAGTATCCATATACTGCGCCTTTTGAAATAGCGCTCGCGTCGGCGGTGTCCGCGACGGGTAAATCAAATAATCCTTCTTCGCCGTCGGCGGCTTCTTTTATCTCTTCCCGTGCGCTTTTGGCGTCTTCGTCTATCGAGATGAACTGATCATCCGTCGCGTCGACTCCACGCTTTTTCAATAATAACGGGTCCATTATACGAGCAACCCAGTCAAGGATTATGTCAGGATAAGGGGTCGAAAAAGGTACGTTGTATCTTTTTCGCAATCGAGCGTCGATTGAATAGGATATTGCGCGAAGTTTGCGATCTATCCATCCCGCCTGAATCGTCTGAACGTCGTCGATATCAACAGACGGCAAAACAGAGTATTTTTTATACTCGGCCAGATCTAGATAGCTCACTTTTGCCTCATTTTTTTCGCTATTTTTTCGAGATCATCCGCCGTGAATTTTGATTCAATGATGATTTTGGCGAAGAAACTAATGACTCGCCCATCTTTTTCAACGGGCAACACCATCGGATCGGCTCGCGGGCCAATATCCAATGCTATTCCCGTTATTTGACAATCAAAGTGAAGAAATCCGTGCTTTTTCAGCCGGCGTTTTCGCGCTTCGTTTACACCGTCTTTTTTTTTCAAGACAGACGGCGCGACGTCCTTTTGATCTTTCGCATCCAAAAGTGCTTTTTTCGGGCGGGGTGGCACCTCACTCTTGAGGGCGTTTTTCTCAAAGGACGTCGCGCCTAGAAGGGATTTTGACCGAGTTTCGTCTTTTTTTTCAGTTTTTTTACTACCCGAAGAAACCGACGGTTTCTTTGAATAGTTATCCTTTTTTTTTGCGCCCATAAAAAAACTCCTGTCGAGACTATAGGGTGATCAGGTTTTTTTTAGCTCACGTTTACCTGAAACAGCAAATACGGGTGGCCATAGCCAACCGCATTTCTTCCTTGGTTAAGCCACTGCAGTTCACGCTCGCGGGCTAATTGCGCTGATGCCTCCGGCCCATGATAAAGTACGCTAAAAGGCTCACGTACTTGATAAACCATCGCCCCTAATTCGTCGTCGCCGACTTCAGATCCCGCGACAATATAATAGGATGTGTCAGAACCGCCAAAAGCCGCGCTCAGTTCGGGCGCTTCGATCGGTTTGTCAAGTTGCCAATCGGCTATTATTGGCGTGATATCAGCGCCGCCACCACCTGACGTCGCGGCTTGCGCGATCAAACTGCCACCCGTCATTTGAACAACTCGAGATCGTAGCGCTGGCGGATGAAGGATCGATTTGATTCTCAAATTTCTGGGATCGGCGCCGTTTGGCATTGCAATCGAGGCGATATAAGCTCTCACCGCCGACAGGTTATCCACAGCGGCATCCACAGTCACGGCTGTGTCGATTCGCGTCGCATGCCCGACTGTTGTTGGGTTAAGAATATTTGCAAAGGTTCCATCGGCGCTATCAACGCCGTTCACATAATGAGCGGTGTTGAAAAACGTCAACCCGTCGTAGGTTGTATAACCGGCGGTCGCCCCGTTGAGAATAGCCGCCGCGACAAGTTTTTGTGGCCAATATGCCGCATACTTGCCTATGTCAGCCGACCAGCGCCGCGCCATTTGAAGACCTTCACCGCCGGGCACGCCATTGAAAACGTCTTCGAGTTGTTCTTTCCTTAGCCGAAGGCCAGCGCTCGCGAACGCATTTTCGATCTCGGTGTATGCTGAGAGCATATCTTCAAAATCAGCTTGTCCCGCTTCCATTGCTTTGATCGTGGCGGTTGAAATGAGCCACGCGAAAAGCTCTGTTTTTGCCATAGAAGTTTTTTCAACAGCAACCTTATTCCACCACATTTTGTCGAGTAGCGATTTATATGAGTCGACGGTGATTGACCGCATATTTTGCTCTAAGTCGTGGAGCCACTCAGGAGATGCAAAAAACATGATTTTTTTATCCTTTCACCGTCGCAAAAGCCACGGATGATAATCTAATTTACGTCAGTTTATACCGTTGCTATTGCCACGGGAATACAAGCAAACCCGGCGCCGGCGGTGAATGCCGAGGTAATTGCATCGAATTGGATTTCGTCGTCTTCAACGAGCGCAAGCGCTTGCAACCCGACATGATCGTCCAGTTCACCGCCCAATGTGCCTGCTTTTATTCCGGCGGTGCCTAACGTCGCCGTAACATCTCCAGACGCGCCACCGAGAAGATCGCCGCCGGTTTCGTAACCTGTAACCGATGTTGATACGCCAATTGCAGAGCTTGAACCGCCTGTGAATCCAGTAGTGACTTCCCAATATGGGAAAGCGGCGAGTCGCAAAACCATGTCAGCGGGCACTGTAAGAATCGCGTCGCCGTCGCTTGTATCGTAGGCGATCGGAAGTTTTAGGATCTTGAATTTATCATTTGCAATCCAGCGCCCCGTCCCTGCATCTGGTGCGATCACCAGTTCTTGACCTTCATCTTCGCCAGCGCTGCTTGACGCGTCGAAGCGCCATTTGGAACCATCGGCTTGTACGAGAACTTCCATACCGGTGAATCGCGCGGCGGCAACAATCGCTGACAGCGCTGCTTTATCAGCGACGCCTGAACTCCAGTTCGCACCTAGTCCACTAGGGCCTGTGACCGCAAACCCCGCTTGAATATAAATCAAGCTATTTTCGATCGCGATTACTCGGCCCGCTTTTGATCGAGCGTTGCTATTACTCGAGGTTGAAACCGTGGTTTGGTTCTTTATATAAACCTCGCTCCAAAGGTTCGCAATTGAAACGTTATTTGGGGCGGTGTCGTTGACAAATGCATGCGCGCTAACTTCATCGAATAGATCGATCAAAACCGTCGCCGATCCGTCGCCGGTCAGCGCTTCGGCAAATCTTCCGATCGGCATGAGTGTAGTCGACTCGGTCGCGCAGGAATATGCTAGCCCGTCAGAAGTATCGATCGCGGCGAGATTCCCTTTAACGGCGACTTCAGAAGTGGCAAGGATTACTTGGATCGTTTTAAATGTTTTGTATCTAGCTCTCATTTTTTAGTTTCCTTTTATGTCTTGACGTGATGCGTTTTTTAGAAATGCCCGTCTATTCTTCTTTTGCCCCTAACATCAAAACATTGCCACGGTTTACCACACCGTAAGTTTCTTTTTCGATCCCCATTGCAACCCGCATTTCTTTCGCTTGCTTGGGAGGCAATCGAGATCCTTGACTATTGGCACCGCCGCCGCGCAAGCTCTTGACGTTGGCAGTCTTCGCGGCATCGCCCAACTTTATTTTTTTTGGTTTTGGAAGTTCGGCTAGCAAAATTTTGACCTCGCTTAGCGGTTTGCTCATAAGGATTTTTGCCAACCCGGCGCTGACGCCACCGTGATTTGATATCAGCTTTTTCTTTTTTTGGAGTGCGAATTTCTTTTCAACGCTGGCTAGCCGTTTTTCTATCTTCGCACCATGGGCGGTAATGGCGGCAGCAGTCTTCGCGCTAACTCTTTTTAAGGCTTTTTTCGATTTTGGATCTTCGTCTTCTTCTTCTTCTTCTTCTTCTTCGTCTTCTTCTTCTTCTTCTTCGGCTTCTTCTTCGCCGTCTTCGGCTTCTTTTTCACCGTCTTCTTCTTCGGCTTCTTCTTCACCGTCTTCGGCTTCTTCTTCGCCGTCGCCGTCTTCGGCTTCTTCTTCGTCTTCGGCTTCAAGAATAGCTAGCGCTTTTCTCGCTTTTTCTTTTTCTTCTTCCGTGCATTCTTCATCGTCGATAATCGCGCGGAGTACATCCATGGCTTCTTTTTCTTTTTCCTTCATTTTTTTATCATCCTTTGATTTCAACGAAATCAAAACGCGATCAAGGCTTTTTACTTCATCGATAAGACCCAGTTTTGCAGCCAACGATCCACGGTACGATCCCGCCTCAAATGACTTGATTTTTTCTATCGATATATTCCTATAGGTAGAAACCAATGAAAAAAACTCTTGTGCTAATTCATCGATTTCTGCTTGATGTGTGTCTTGTTCTTCTTTTGTGTATTTTGTATGCGGGTTCCAGTCTGCTTTTCTTTTTCCGCTCGTAATAAGATTAACTTTATATCCGCTTATTTCATCGGCTTTTGTGTCGTCATATCTAACGGCCAATACGCCAATTGATCCAATATCCGCCGTCTTGCTTGCGACGATTTTATCTGCGACGCATGCGAGCGCATAGGCGGCGGAAGAACATTGCCCCTCGACGTGAACAATAAGCTTTTTGCCTGCTTTTCTGCATTTGTCCTTGATACTCCGAGCGGCATCGAAACAGCCCGCTACTTCGCCGCCCGGTGAATCTATTTTGAGAAGAATAGTTCCTTTATTTGTGTCGCAGGCTTTTTGGATTCGTTTTTTGATCGACTCGTAAGAATCCCACCAAAAACCATGCTGACTTATTGGCCCTCGTATAACAACAGTCGAAAAATCATCTTCTTCGTTTTCTTCGGTTTGTTCTTCGTTCGCTGGAAACAGCCAGAAAAGCGCTTGTGGATTGATTGCTTGAATACCTTGCGGCTTATATCTATGATGCAATTTATTCTCCCACTACTCGCAAAGTCGGCGTTTGTTTTTCCTCGACTATTGGAATTCCGTATTGCGAGCAAAGCGCCCTCGTATCGAGCGTCAAACCATCTGCTTCGAGCGCAGATCGAACCGTCGCCATTGCTTGACCGGCTAGGTTCAAGGCGTTCGCCGAGGCCATTTGATCCTTTGGTGGTGTTGTGTCCCAGCTCATCACCGGGCACTCGTCAAGCCGATCTTCACCGAATATCGATACGACATAAGGCGGAATACCTTGAGTATTGATCGTATATGCCAACCCTTGCGCCGTGGCTTGTATTAGGTCGGCTCGAATTGATTTGTGAATATCAGCATTCGCGAAACCCATACCGCCGTCTGTCGTTACTGTCTGGCCCGCAACGGCGATGATCATTTCCTCGTTTTGCGATGCTATCGTTTCGCTAAAACTTTGCGATCCGCGACCGTTGCTTTCGAGTAGCTTTACATCATAGCCCGGAGTAAGGCCGAAAACAGTATTCATTCCCCAAGCCATAACCTTGCGAAACCATGATTGTTTGTGTTCTTCGGCGGCGCCGCTTGGAGCAACGGCGACTCTAGCGGGGTTGGCTAATTTTCTTTCCCAGTTATCTCGGCCAAGCGCCGCGTGATCTTTGCGTATAGCAGCCCGCGCCAAACAACGCCATAGCCCCGCTTGCCAAGGATTTTGCCTACCCCCAGGCGTGTGTAGAATCCATTGGCCATCTCCGGGTGTTACGGGTAGTAACCCCACGACACTCTGATAATACCATTGATTTTCTTGCCATCGGTAGATGAGGTATTGCGGATCAAGTCTGACGAATATTGGATACTCGCGACCGTCAACCCAGCGGAGCTCACCTAAGCCAACGCCTAAGCCAATCCCGTCACGAGCGAGCAAGGCGAGCTCGCCGGGCGGGAACATTTCGTCAAAGACAGGACGGCTTGAAATGTCACTCGATCGCAGGTCGTTTAGGATGTCTCGCGGCCCCCTGAAACTCTTTGGAAGCCTAACAAGCCCCTCGGTCCGCGTGGACAGAACGCCGCTCAGAATGCCATCACGACCAGCGTAAGCCATGAGTTGAGCGGACCACGATAGATCTCCACAATTCGCGAGGTATTCCGCCGTTTCTATGTCTTTTTGGTACCACCGGGTTCTAACCATCGGTGGCAATTGAATTTGTCCGCCGAAATTCTTTCGGGCAGATTCTATTTCTTCCTGTGTGTATGTGTGGGTGTTTGGATCACCGCCTAAATAGCCGGCAAAATTGGATAGAATCGCACGCAAATTATCGACGAATCCCATGGCATAATTTCTACCTCGAAATTTCTGGAATTGTGCTGTGTTTCTCTACCTACTATCTTTCAGGTTTGTAGGCGCTTGTTTCTATCTTGTTGGGATTGTTTTGGTTTTCTGCCTTGCGGTGGATGGCATTTTACTCGAGCAACGGTTGCGAAGAGATCCTATATTCGCGGCACGATAACAATTGTCTCGCGCAACCCGCTTCGATGAGGCAAGATAGGTCAGGGTTGGAGGTGTTATCTAATGATTTTGTGGAACATCATTTGACGATTTCATTGTTTTTTTGGAGTCTTATTGCCTCCAATCCTGTTCTCTTATCCCGTAACATAACTCCAAAACATTCAGTGCGCGCATACCCGGGCCGTTTCTTCCCGCCCTCCAATTGTACACGGCGTTAGAGGTTACATGACACCTTTTTGCCAAGTATTTCGTCTTCGTTTGTTCGAGGACTGACAAGAGTTTTTCCCTTCCTGGTTTCATCGTTCCCCCTATTTTTATCCGTAGGGATCTATCCCGTCATCGTCGTATGGATCGATCTCGAGATCAAAATCTTCTTCATCTTCTTCATCTTCTTCGGTTGCGTTTTCTTCCCCACTAAGAACCGGCCAGACACTCAGCGCCAGCGCATCAAACGAGTCGGGAGATCTGCCAAGTATCTTCCGTAATATTTTCTTCGGAGTTATCTTGAGTTTACCACTAGAATTGTCCCATTCCAAGGAGTGCAACTCAGTTTCTAATTGCTCATCTTCAATCAAAGCACCGCCATCTTTGAGCCAAAGATAAAGATTGTGAACGAGCTCG